GCGTAATTGAGGAAGTCGCTACCTCGGAAACCGAAGCACCAGAAGAAGCGGAAGAAGTAATCGAACAGCCCGAAGAACCAATAGAGGAAGTCGCTAAACCTCAACAGAGTGCAGAGGAAAACTCGAAGTTTGCAGAAATCAGACGGAAATACGAATCGGAAAACAGGAAAATGAAAGCCGAGTTTGACCGTCTACTCGATTCCCTAAAAGGATATGGATACGAAGGTTCACCGCAAGAGATTGCAGATGCTTTATATGCTCAAAACAATGGTGTAAGCCAAGAGGAAGCAAAAGCGATTCGTGAAAAAGAAGAATCCGCCTTACGGGAAAAAGAGGAAATGCAAAGCGAGATAGAAATGTATAAGAGTCTTGCCATCCAAAAGTTAATGGCGGACGATTTAACCGCAATTCAGAAAGTCTACCCGGAAGTGAAAGACCTAAACGAATTAGGAGACGAGTTTTTCTCAACATTAAAAGCGTTAGGTGAGGGCAGAGATGCAGTATTAGCCTATGAGATAGTCAAAGCGAAGAAAGAAGCGACAACCAAGAAAGCACCACCCGAGATAGGTGGCGTGAATCAATCTTCGCAAAAAGAGAAAGACTTTTACACTCCTGCCGAGGTGGACAAATTAACCGACAAAGATTATGACAACCCCAAGATTATGGAGGCTGTCAGACGATCAATGTCCAAATGGAAATAAGGAGAAAACGATATGGCCTATGCAAATTTCAAACAGACCTTTTGGTCGAAGCATATTCAGCACGAATTAGAAAAGAGAGCCATTCTGTCTGATTGGTGCAACAAAGAGTTTACCGGTGAAGCGAAATACGGTAACAAGGTAAAAATCCTCGGAGTAGGCAGACCATCTATTGGCGACTATGTTGGGACAACCATTGGTGATCCGGAAGATGTAGCGGATTCCTCGGTATTCCTCGACATCGACAAGGCGAAGTATTTCAACTTCGGAGTAGATGATGTTGATAAAGCACAAAGCACGCCCGGATTGATGGAAGCGTTAATGGAGGAAGCCACTATTGCGATGTCGCTTGAAATCGATTCTGACGTGGCCAAATGTGGTGCTTTGGGAGCCGGAGCATTTTCGAACACTTTGCAGATTGATTCTACTACCAAAGCCAAAGCCGCAGTAGATGCCGCTATCTTGAAACTTCGTGAGAACGATGTCCAGATTAGCGACGAAGTGGTTATGGAATTGCCACCTTTCGTATATCAGTATTTGAAAGACAGGTACATTGAACTCGACACCGCAAATAGTGAAATGATGAAGAAAGGAATCATGGGGTTCTATGACAACGTAAGAGTTAGAGTAAGTAATAACCTCTACTATGACAATACCGATTGGTATGCAATGGTACGTACCAAGAAAGCGATCGCATACGTAAACCAAGTGGACAAGGTAGAACCCTATCGACCGCCAGGACTATTCAAAGATGCCATCAAGGGACTTAACGTTTATGGAGTTAAGGTTGTAAGACCGAAAGAACTCTATGTAATCAAGGCACATAAGCAGTAAGTCAAGAATATACTATAGATATAACTGAAAGATATAAGGAGATTAAGAAATGGCTAAATTAACACTAACTCCTGCGGTTGCTGTTAGGAATGGCGGTGTCGCATTTGCAGCATATTGCGAGATACCAAAGAATGATGTTGCAGAGTTCAAGGCAAACTATGATGACCAAAAGATTGCAATTCATCTTAAAAATACTTCTGCCTCTACTACTGCAACAGCGGTAATTGTCAAGGGCAACGGAATACAGGGTGTAAAAGACTTAGAGGTTACAGTTGAGACTTCAAGCGAGCAAGTAGTAGTAGTTGAGAGTGGTGCTTACAAGAATGTATCAGGCACAGATAAAGGAATGGTACAGATTAAAGACAAGTCCACAACTAACTCAGGCTTACTCTTTGCATCAGTAGTAGTATTACCTTAAAACAATGGGGAGGGGAAACCCTCCCCTCTTTTCAAGGAGAAAGTATGAGAGTATTGATAGCGATGCCTACTTCAAGGCATATTGAGGTAGAAACATCTGCAAGTTTGATAGGTATGCACAAAGTAGGTGAAATAGGTGTGTATATGCCTGTTGGGTATTCTGTTGATGTTTCAAGAAATCTAATAGTAGAACACGCTATTTCAAACAATTATGATTATATTTTTTGGGTAGACACAGATATGATTGTTCCTAAAGATGCACTAATAAAGATGTTATCAAGCGGGAAAGACATTATTTCAGGTGTTTATTCGTATAAGTTATTAAACGGCACTAATGCAGTTGCCAAAATAAACAAGAATGGTATCTACAAAGACATACCATTAAAGAAGATTAGAGAAACAAATAAGATTATGGAAGTAGATGGAATAGGCTTTGGCTGTGTCCTAACTAAGACATCTGTATTCAATGCCCTTAGAAAGCCCTATTTTAAGTTTACAGAGGTTTGTGGCGAAGATATATACTTTTGTATCAAAGCACAGGAAAAGGGCTATAAAGTCTATTTAGACACCTCAATCAAGTGTGGGCATATAGGCTCTGTTAATTATAATATTTAGGAGAATATAATGACTTGGGAAGAAATACAAATAGCAAGTTTGCAAAAGATGTTTCTCATACAGGGAGATACCTTAACACAAAACTCCACAACACAGCCTTATATCAAGGCTATGCCTTTTGTCGCAAACGAGGCTTTGCAATTATTGTCAACAGCAGGCAAGTATATAGTAAAAAGTGTCATTATAGAGCAAGATGGTACTTCGGAAATAGCAACAAAGTACGATATGAATGAACTAACTGATGATTTCTATTCATTCGGTGGAAACAGGGTGTACTTTAATAATGGCACGACATCAAAGCCTACAACATATTATATGGTAATAGGACCGAGCATTTTTTCACTTCACGGAAATATGAGTGGCAAGTGGGAAGTATTTTATAATGCTTATCCTAAAGGCATAACAAAGGACACTCCATTAACTGAAAACTTAACATTAGACAAGGAAGTTGCAGTTTTAGTACCACTTTATATTGCAAGTCAGTTGTATAAAGATGATGACAGTGGGCTTGCTACACAATGGAGAAACGAGTTTGAAGTAGCAAGGGATTTACTTGTTCCTAATGTTACAATCGGTACAGTAGAGTTTGGTGAATTATAATGGCAATATTTAATGTACCACCTAAGAAGAAAGTCTATGGTTATGAGATTGAAACCTTTTTAGGAGTAGATTTAACATCTGCACCTAATAATGTTTACATAAACAGAAGCCCCGATGCACCTAATATGATAAGGGATACCATAGGCAAGGTAAAGAAAAGAAACGGTTATCTTACAGTCAGAGAGTATGATGACAGAATAAACGGTGTTCACTTGTACAAGGAAGATACATTAGTCCATACAGGTGAGAACCTTTATTTAGACCAAGAAGAACCTGTTTTGCTTTCAAGTGAAATGAAAGACGGCTTTTCTGTGTCTGCTTTAGTGGGCGGAGCATTGTACATCTTAGATGGCAAGAAAATAGTCAAATATGACGGTACTTTAAGCGATATTGTGGGCAAAGTACCTTTAATTATTATAGGAAGAACACCGACAGGCGGTGGGCAAGTCTATGAGCCTGTAAACCTTTTATCCGATTACAATGAGGTTGGATTTTTAGGTGTTGCAAGTGTTAAAGACTATCAGTTACCACATACAGACTTAATGGATAGTGAAGTCTATGCAAGGAAAATGGAAAGTGATGGAACATTCACAGACTTAGTAGAAGATACTGATTTTACTGTTGATAGAATGGCAGGCAAGGTTACTTTTGGTACAGCACCCGGAATATCACCGATTACAGGAGAAGATAACATCTTTATTAAATATGCTAAACACATAGAGGGCTACTCTGATAGAGTGCATAACTGTGATATTTGCATATTGTATGGCTTAAACGGTGCAAGGGATAGATTGTTTATAACAGGAAATCCCGATTTACCTAACTATGACTACTTTTCTGAATTAGCAGATGTGTCTTATTTCCCTGATATTAACTACTCGGTTTTAGGAAGTAGACCGATAATAAACTATTCAATAGTCAATGAATTGCTTGTTACACATAAACAGGGTGAAGATAACAACTCTAATGCAGTTTTACGAGATGGAACAATAACTGATAAAGGCGTGATATTCACTCTTAAAGGCTCTTATCAGAGTGTAGGGGCTTTAGCAAAGTATTCTTTTGGAGTATTAGAGAACGAACCTTTGTTCGTATCTGTTGATAAGAACATCTGTGCAATTACACCTTCTGATGTTTTAGGTGAAAGAATGAGCCAAGAGAGGTCATACTATATAAGTGGTAAATTAAAGACACTTGATTTGGAAGAGGCTTATGCTTGCACTTATGATGGATTTTACTATTTAACAGTAGGTAAAGATATTTATATTTTAGATGGAAAACAATATCATTTTGAAAAGAATAGACCTTATTCTACAAGGCAATACGAGTGCTATTATTTCAAAGACATAAATGCAAGGGTTTTATGGAATAATGATGCTTTATGGTTTGGAACAGAAGATGGAAAAATATGTAAATTTGTAGATGGAGTGTTTAATGATGATGGAGAGATTATTTCTGCATATTGGGACACACCTGAATTAGACGGTCAAAGTTTCGCTGATAAGAAAACCTTTACTTATGTAGGGGTAAGGCTTGCATCTGCACCTAAAACAAGTGTAAAGATGTCTGCAAGGG